TTCATATTATTTTGTAAAGTTGTTCTTGCTACAATATAAATTTGACCTGTATGATATTGAACATAGTTTCTGAATATACCTGTTTGAGATGAAACAGAATCATTGGAAAAAGCATCAATACGATATAAATAAAAAGATTTACCAGCAGGAACTGTATATATACTTGCTTGATTTCTACCAACCCCTGTTAATATTTTTGCATAAGTTGTACCACCATTTGCAACCGTAATATCTCCAGCGTTAGCTCCAGATGTTTTAGAAAAAATTACATCATTAATTCTAAAAAACCCTGCACTTGTTGTAGGTGGAGTTGCATTGTTTGCAACGACTGCCTCTGATATAATATTATAACTCGCATCCAATCCAATAATAGTCACTGTACCACCATCATCACTTGCAGACGCACTTGTTACAGTCATGGTTAATGCTGAACCTGGATAAGTATAGGCTGTTGCATTTTCCCACATAGGAATAAAAGTAGTTGTTGTTGACTCTTGCCAACCAAATATATTTCTAACAGAAGACCCTGATATATTGCCTTCAGCGACCATTTGTAAATAGTCAGGACAAGTAGAACAATTTACACTATTACAAGACACTAACAATCACCTCCATTGTTACCACCTTTAAACCATGCATATCTTTCTGTGTCTTCTTTTAAATCCTGTAAGTAAGTAGAATTTAATTGTTCTACTACAGCTGCAATAGCTTTGTTAATTTGTTTTTGGTTAGAAACATCATACTCTTCTTTTGGTTCAGGTATTCTTACATTAATCTTTGCCATTATCTTCTACCATCCGGTTGTACGTCTATTAAAAAAGTTCCAAATCTCCAAGACTCAGATATAGCATTATTTTCAATTTTTAAATTTACAAAACGTCCTCTAGCTCTGGTATCTTTTTTATTAGTACTTGAGGTAATTGTAAATGGACTTAATGTAGTAACTGTTTCTGATTGTTGAGGATATCTTTTTACAGCTAATGTTATTAAAGCATTTCCTACTAATGATTTAAAATCAGGTACAAAACGTCTAACAGCTAAAAATGTTTCTCCCGAAACAGATGGCCCAGTGGGCTTACCCGTTGAATCAGCTTGTCTTGCCTGTAAGTCAAAGTCGTATGATTTAACAAATGAAGTTACTAATGTAGTTGTTCCATCTGGATTAACTTGATCAGTGCCTACCTCTTGTTCGAATAATACTGTTTGACCTAAACCCGATTGTCCAACAATAACTGGAAATGTTCCGGTATTAGATGAATTAAATTTAGTTGAAAAAGGTTTTGGATATACTGTTGAGTCAATCCAAGTTGTTCTTGATTCTGTTCCTATATACCAAACTCCACCTTTCATTGCTTCACCATAATTAAATACAACGTATTGATCATTATATTCTGAATTGGTTGAAGGATAATACCAAGTTACTTCGGTGAATTGATTATTTAAACCTGCATATACTTGTTGTCCTTTTGTAGTATCTGCTTGATCGTAAACGTAATCTTCAACAGAACATGGCATTGATTTAACAGTACCATCAAACATAAAGAAACCATTAGAAGACATCCAAAATGCCATACCATCTATTTCAACAGCTGCATTTTTACCAATCAATCCGCAGTTAGTACCCACCTGTTCAAAACCAAATGTGAAAGGAGCACCAACAAATTTCATGGTATATAAAGCATTATCAGTCCAAACTAAAATATTTTCTTTTGCTTTTAAAGCACCTACAATTTTAGTACCATCTTGTAATCTCTGTGATCCAGAAGTATTAACTGCAGTTGGAGTATATTCATTAATATTTTCTTGATCAGAAAATCTTATAAACATATCATCTTGAGATGTAGTATCACCAATAATAGTTTCTGTTCCTAAATGAATTAAGTGTCTTGTTGTTGGTGAAACTAAAGTAACCCTGGTTGCTGTTGGATTACTAGTTGTTGCAAATCCTGATGTTGTAGTTGAGGCTCTTGTTGTTAATCTTGCAGCATCACCGGAGTTCCATGTAAATGTTTTTCCGTTTGCAATTGTTGCAACTAATACTTGACCAAAATTACTTAGACTCCAGAGGCCTGGTTCCAGACTCACGTCAGACGCTGAAGCTGCTTCGCCCCAAGCACCACTGCCCCAAGTATCAATACCCCAACCATAACCATAAGACTGTGCAGCCGGACCCACTGGTTCATAAGGTTTAATATCTATACTACCACCTGTACCTACTGTTGCAGTTGCATTAGTAGATTGAGTAATTGTAAATTCTGTTGCAGAAACAATACCTGTTACTTGAAATAATTTATCTTCAAAGTCTGCATCAGTGTATCCAGTGCCACCAGGTAAAGTTACATTATCTAATAGTACAATATCTCCTGATGCTAAATTATGATTTGTTCCTGTGGTAATATTACAAACTGCTGAAGCATTGGTTGTAGCAATCGTTGCAGAAGCTAATGTCGCTTTTAATGGAGTGATGTCATAGAGTTGACCTTCAAAATAAATAAGTAAAAATTTATCTGTACCAATAGCTACATATCTATTTCCTGAAATATCAACAAATGCAAATTGTCTTCTTGCTACACCAACAATAGTATCTGTAATAAGAGACGACCAACCACCAACTTTTTCTGGTAAACCATATCTAAATCGAACGTTATTACAATCGACCCAACGATACTCAGCTCCAGAATCTGTATTCTGTTTGTCTATTCCTGGTAGAACTTTAAAATCTATTAGAGCCATCTATCAGCCCCTATACGTTATCTTTATATGCCCAGCCTCTTGTCGCATTTACATAGACTAAAGTAAACGCTGCTGTATTTGTAGAAACAACTAAATCAGAAGCAGATCCTAAAATGTTAGAACCATTTCTACCTATTGTTAAATTGTTTGATGCAAGGTTATTACCACTATCTATAAAATGAACTTCATCACCAATACTTGGTGAAGCAGGTAAATTAATTGTAACAGGTGCTCCAATACCACTTCCTGATGTATCTACCAAAACTTGATCTCCATTAACTGCAGTATAAGTTGAAGCAGGAGTCGTATAACCTTTAGTTTGTAATTTACCGGTAATGTTAGTTCCATCAGAATATAGAACTGTAGTTGAACCTACTGGTAAAGTTAAACCTGTTCCTGAAACTGTTTTCACAGTTAAAGTAAAACTAGAAGAAGATCGATTAGTTGCATCTTCTACAATAAAAACTCTTTCTGCAGTATCCGGCATAGTCACCGTTCTGTTTGCAGTTAGAGTTCCAGTTAGTTTATAGTATAAATTTTTACCATCTGAAGTAGCATAATTTGCTAAAGATAAAGCCACATCTGCTGAACCTACTGCTAAAGATAAATAACCTGAAGCTGCTTGTTCTAAAATTTGTAAGTTAGTATTTGTAATAGTTCCCCATGTACCAGATTTTTCACCTGTGGTTATAAGTTCTAGTTTTAAATCATTTGACGTACTTGATGCCATTTATTCTCCTATGGGTTCTCCGGATCAATAGGGATCCAAATTCCAGTTGCTCCTGGATCTATTGGGTTCCAGTTTATCACATTTACTATGTTATTTGCAAGGTTTATTTGATTACCTATTACACGAATAACTATATCGACTTCAATACTACCTATACTAATATTGATTCTTTCACCTGTTGCAAGAATAGTTACATTCCCTACAAATTCACTTGAAAAAGGTGCTGCTGAAAATGACTGTGATCCAAATAACATATTAACTTCCTAACGATGTTTGAATAGGAGTCCATATTTGAGTTGCACCTGGTACAACCCCATCCCATTTTTTAACGTTTACACTACCATCTTGAATATTCAATCTAATTCCATCAGGTAGTGCTGTTGCTGCAGCAGTAATGGTTACTGTTCCTGTAGCAAGATTTGATTGTTTTCCGGTAACACTAACAACTGCATTTGCTTTTGCAACTGCATTACCGATTGTTAAATCAACACCTGATCCAGTAACCGCGAAGTTTGCGTCTGCAGATATAGTAACTGTTCCTGTGCCAAAATTAGCTTGTAAACCATCTGGTAATACTACTGCAGCTGCAGTGGTTATAACATTACCAATTGATAAGTTTGATCTATTGCCAGTGACAGGAACGGTAATATTAACTTTACTTTCAGCATTACCGATTGCTAAATTAACTCTTGATCCTGTTAATGCAACTAGTGCATTAGCAACGATTACAGGATTACCTGTTGTAATACTAATTTGATTACCATCAACACTGACATTTGCTGCAGCAGTAATGGTTACATTACCAATTGTGAAATTAACTTGTTGACCGGTGACGCCTACATTTGCATCAGCAGTAATACCAACAGTACCTGTATTGAAATTATATTGATTACCAGTGATTGGAACATTTGCATTAACAGCAATACTAACAGTGCCATCTGCAATGTTAAACCGATTACCAGTTACACTTAAATTTGCATCAGCGGTAACACCGACTGTGTTTGTACTAGCATTAATTCTTGAGCCATTAACATTGACGTATGCATATGGCGGAATGCCTTGTGAAGCAAAGGCTGCTTCGGAGAAAGCCGTAGCACCGAAGTACATGGCCTATGCTCCGTTATCGATAACTTCGTTACCCTCTGCTATCCATTCTTGGATTGCTTGATAATCTGAATTTGCTTCGTCTAGTGGTACTGACCAAACTGTACCATCTGTTTTAGTTAGCTTATAACCAGTACATTGATTATCTAAATTTTCATATTTTTTCTCTACTGTATCAATCATAATTATAACTCCGCATCAAATTTAACATTTATATAATGAGCAGTACCATTTGGTATTCCATAATTTGTTTGTTGCCAATAATTACCGAACTGTTTAAATGTTGCTGTACCACCTGTATCATTTGCTAAATCACTATATGTATATGATGGTGTTGTTCTCATATTTTCTGTATTAACTGTAAATTGTGTTGTCATAACACTAAAGCCACCAGTAGTAGGTTTAGAAACTCCACCTCTCCTAACTTCATAATATCTTTCGCATCTAGTTTTATTAATATCATAAGGCAAGAACTCAAAATCAGATGCTGATGTTCCAGCTTCTAGTTGTACACCTGTAATGTACCATTCGTTAGCTGTGCTATCTGCAAGATTAACTTGACCTACTGCTTGATTAGCCGCAGTAAAACTTTCCCAAGATGTTGCTAAAGTACCAGAAGTATAGTTACTTCCAGCACCTAAAATAAATCTTAATTCTAAACTATTTCCATTATCATTATCCAAAGCACCTGTTGTATCTCCAGCATAAGTTAAAGTTTTCTTTTCCCAAGTATTAGCAGATGAAATTGTATAAGACTTTGCAATAAGTCTAGTGTTATCATTATCATAAAAATTTGCTATATATGTTCCAGTTTTATTTGATTTAACCCAAAAAGATAAAGTTAAACTTTCAGCATTAGCAGTTCCTTTTTTAAGATATTGTAAATTTTGACCTTCAAATTTAGTTATAATAGATAACAAATCTCCAGCCGCAGGAGAAGCATCAGCAGTTGTGCAATCCATTTTTAAAGATGTTGCAAATCCTTGACCACTAGGTACATCAGTTGATTGTGATTGTGTCCATGTTCCTAATGTATCTAAACCAGTTCTAAATCTATCTACTGTATTATAACCACTTGAAGTAATCCCAGCTACACTTGTGCTTCTTTGTGCAAGTTGCATATCTCCATTGATGATGATGTTTTTAAAATTAACAATGTCCGATAGCTTTTCATTCGCTATTGAAC